CAACTCGGAAAGCAAGCATCTTCATCCTAAGGCCGGTCGGTTCGCTGACAGGCAAGCGGCCAAAGGGTTCGCTAGGCTCTGCGCAAAGATTGCCATTCGCCACATGGTCGCAACCGGCGTGATTGCCGATTATGACATGGTGACGCAAGAGGCGGTTCGGGCTTCCTTCAAGGTCGCTATGACCAAGGAAGATCGATCGATCTGTGACGGTTGCTCCGCTGGCGTCTATTTCGCCCGGTTCGGCTGGACGGATTGCATCATTGCCCATGAGGTGGCGCATTGGGCTGACCAATGGGCGCACAAGCTGGGCGGTCGCGAGACCCTGTCCAACTATGAGCCCCACGGCGCGAAGTGGCGCGGCTGGTATACCTATCTGCTTGCCGCCGCGTCGGATCGCTTCACAGTCGACGAAATCAAGGTCGGCTGGGCGGCGGATCGGCTGCCCGTCATCATGCCATAGCTTTGTCCATTCCACTGCACTCGCGGGATTGTCTCGTGAGTGTAGAGGTATGCACAAATCAACCACAACGTGAGGTTCTCACATGGCTAAGCTCTTCAAGTCCAAGACCATTCGCAGCGGCGGCAACGCCAAGACCATCAAAGGTGACAAGATGGGCGAATATGAAACCGCGATCATGTATCTCGCGCCGGCTGCTCAATCGCTGCTCGGCAACGTCTGCCCTATGGCGATCACTGCAGGGTGTGAAATGGGCTGCCTGTCCAAGGCTGGCCGCGCCGGCATGTTCTCGTCGATTGTCGAGGCGCGCATAGCCAAGACCCAACGCTATTTCAGGGACCGCGCCGTGTTCATGGCCGACTTGGTCAAGGACGTTGCCGCCTTCGTTCGCTACTGCGAGCGCAAGGGTGTCAAGGCTGCGGTTCGCCTCAACGGCACAAGCGACATTCAATGGGAGGTGGCGCATCCCTGCTACCGCGACGGCGAGCGCTTCGGGTCCATCTTCGAGGCTTTCCCTGAGGTGCGGTTCTACGACTACACCAAGATTTACAAGCGGGCCTATCGGGCGCTGCCGGCCAATTACAGCCTGACCCTGTCCTATAGCGCGGCCAGCCCGTTCTATGCCGAGGCGGTTCTAGATACTGCCGCCAAGACCGGGATCAACATCGCCGTGGTCTACCGCAGCAAGGCTCTGCGCAACGACAAGATTGCCAACCCGTCCATGTCCTTCATGGGCCGCGACGTGATCGACGGCGACGAAACCGACATGCGCTTCTCTGACCCGATGGGCGTCATCGTCGGGCTCTACGCCAAGGGACCAGCCAAGAAGGACACTTCGGGCTTCGTCATCGGCTAACCCTTCCACTGTCGCAAAGGTTCCCTGAGCGCATCGGTCGGCGTCCTCCAGCGCTGGCCGGTGCAGCTCGGGCTCACAAAGGAAATCACCATGCCTCCTGAAGTCGAAACCATCTGGGCAACCCTCCTGTGGTGCGGGCTGATCACCGGCTGCGCCATCTTCGCCATTCGCACCGCGAGGGCACCGAAATGAGCAAGCGTCAGCCGCGCACCTATTACACCCTCGTTGCCCATGAGGGCGACCACATCGCGGACAACCCTTGGGGCATCGCCTTCGGGGACTACGACTTGGAAACCGTGAAGGCCGAGCGCGACGAGTACCGCGACAAGGGCTGGAAGGCCAAGGAACTCAAAATCATCACCACAACCGATCTGCAGGCCGACATCGACGCGGCTGTGCGGTCCCTGAACGACGAGGCATGATCATGCGCTTTGAGTATCTCGAAATCCGCCCCTGCGTCGAACACGATGGGGAGACCCGCAGCTTCACCGGGACGCCTGAGTTCGTCGCCACTATCGGGGACGAGGTGGACACGCCTGAGGCTGCCGAGGCAGAGGCTGAGGCCTTCCGCTTGGCACAGAACGGCGAGGCATCGGCTGTCTTCTGGACGCTCTACGGTCGCGACGAGGCAGGGCTGGCCGTGGCCATTGGGGACTTCTCCACATGGGCTGCCGCCGACGAGGTCATGAACGCCATCCTCGCACCAATGGCAGCCGCTCGGGACGCAATCCGTGACGGTGACGATGGTCGCTCCGACGCGGAGAGGGCAGCCGACAACCTCGACGACTTCATCAACCAGTGCAGCAACTCGGATCGCATCTGATGATGAGCCGCCCCACCTACTTCGCACCCTCGGTTGGCCGGGACTTCATCCCGCGCCGCCGCTGGCCTGACACCGTGATTGTCGCCGGCCTCTACGCCGCGTCCTTCGCCATCCTCGCAACCCTGATCCTGAGGCACCTCGGATGACCACCTACCTTGTCCAGAAGATCGACCCGCCCACCACCAAGGGCGAGAAGTGGCTCCTCGGGGAGCGCTTCGACGACGGCACCAAGAACGTGCTTGGCTTTCACACCACCAAGAAGGCCTGCAAGACGGTCGCGGGCTTCATCGCCGGCTGGCGCAACCCTGTCGAGGTCAACACCAAGGCCATCAGGATCGATGCCTGGAGGGTGGACGCATGAAGTGCAAGGCACTGATCTGGTATCACAACGCCGCTGGCACCCTGCGATCCTCGGGCGGTCTCATGGACCCTGCCTTCGACGCCTACGGGTCACTCGACGCTGCCCACAAGGCGCTCCATCGGGCGACACCCTTCGTCCGCTCTAAGGCGATCTCGGTCGAGGTCACGATCTGCACCCCGAACGTCAACTACCTCGGCGGCTATGGCCGCGACCCGTGGAGCTACGGCAGCCCCAAGCAATACACCATCGAGCAGCTCGTCGGGGTGCCCGCATGAGCCTCGGGGAGTTCATCCAACTGGTCGTCGCCGGCTGGTTCTTCATCTGCCTGTTCACCGCATGGTGGCTGGTGAAGGCCGAAGGCGCATAGCCGTACAAATTGTACGCACATTCGTCCGATCAGTACGATTAGGAATTGAAACCTATCGGCTGATGTTCTATAAACGTTCCACAAATCAACCGGAGACAACATGATCAAGACCACCACCAAGTTCGCAGTCGGCCAGCAGCTCATCTTCAAGCCCGCCGCCGAGATCGGCCATCGGTTCGCAGCCAAGGAAGGCGCAAAGGCCACGGTCGGCCCTCGCGGCTATTATACGAGCAATTGGGGCAGCCATTTCCTCGACATCGTCTGGGACAAGAGCGATGGCAACTATCAGTCCAACGGCGGGTATCACGCTCACGACTTCATCGCTGCCGAGCAGCCGGCCAAGGAGCCCACCGCGCCGATGGCCAAGGCTGTCCTCGATCTGCTGCGCCGCAAGGGTGCCATCACGTCGCTCGAAGCCCAGGGCGTTCTGCGCTGCCGCCAGTTGCCGGCCCGCGTCCTCGATCTGAAGCGCCTCGGCCACAAGATCGTCACCGAGCTGAAGGTCGACCCGACCGGCCAGAAGTACGCCCGCTATCACTTGCAGGCTGCCTGATCTCGCAACCAAATGGGGCTCGCGTCAGTTGATCCTGACGTGGGCCTCGGGAGGAAATCGAAATGCCCAACAACACGCCTAAGGAGAAAGCCAAACGTTGCATCCTGATCGAGATGATGCTCGCCATTCAGGAGGCTCTAACGAAACTCGGAGACGACCCGGAGGTCAGCGTCGTGCTTATGGCGGTGCGCCTCGGGCACTACTCGGACAGGCCGATGGACATCACGTCGCTGGCCGGCGCAACGAGCCTGCCAAGGACAACCGTCCTGAGGCACCTCAGGCTGCTCGAAGAGAACAAGAGGGTCACCATTCAAAGAGGGGGTCGGCGCACCATCGTCACCCTCGACGGCAGAGCCGATATCAAGGAAACGGCACCGTTCTATCGCTTGGTAAATAGGGTTGTCATGGAGGCTGCCCGCAACCTGTCCAAATTGGACACAAAGACCATAGACTAAACCAAGAACATTGAATAAATCGACGCCAGAGCCGTCCCACAGACGGGATTAAGGCCAACTCAGGGAATAACTTATCATGATGCAGCAGTTCGAGGCTATTCTCGTCCAACTGAAACGTATTGCAGACGCACTTGAGAGTGCTGGGGGGTCCGCGTTGGGGGTCGGCGCGGCTGTGCCCAGCAACCCCTACTCAAGCCCTGACGTGCCGAAAGGCTACGACACAGTGCTGAGCTATTTTGCTAACACTAACCCGGAAGCCCTTGACTTAATGGGCGATCCGATTGCTGACACCCAACGCGACGGCTTCTGGCTCAAGCATCAGGCCAGCCGCCGCGACATTCAAATCATCTCGGTCGAAGCACCCGCTCCTTTGAAGGAGATTGGCATCGAGATGGTCAATGCATACCCAATTGAACTGCTGCGGGAACGTCTCGGCTAACGAGGCGACTGCGAGGGGCAGATAGGGACCATGAGGGGGATGATTGCGGGAACGTAATCGTCCCCTTCTTGCAAAGGGTGCGGCTCAGGAGTATTACCCACCACGTAAACACCATGTGAGGGACTTACCATGAACACCTTTGCCGGTCGTCAGACCGAGAACAAGACAGCGCGGCGACTGCTCTCCTTCATTGAGGAGTTCGGTAAGCTCGACGCTGAAATGCAAATCCAACAGATCGCCATCTTCCTCCACGTCATGGGGAAGCCCGAGCTGACGATGCGGGAGCTGGAGCAGGCAACCGGCCTCAGCTCGTCGTCAATCAGCCGGAACGTATCGGCCCTGTCCAAGACGCACCGCAAGGGGCAGCCTGGGCACGACCTCATCACCACCTTTGAGGACGCCATGGATCGCCGCATCAAGCGTGTCAGACCGACACCGAAGGGCACCAAGGTCTTCAACACACTCATCAGCATTCTGGGGAGCTAATCACATGGCAGTCAGTCCGCGCGGAAGTGGCTATCAGGCAGAGTTCGTCATCAAGGGCGAGCGCTATCGCAAGCAGTTCGAGACGCACGATCTGGCTGTCAAGTGGGAGCTGGAAACCCGCACGGCCCTCAAGCTGGGCAAGCCCCTGCCTGATGCGCCTGAGCAACAGATCGGTGGGGCAGATGCAGGCTCCATTGGCAACGCCCTGCGCGCCGCGAAGGAGAAGCGTTGGGCCTACCAGCGCGGATCGACGCGGGCCGTCCTCAATGCCGAGAAGTTCGTCGAGTGGGTCGGTGCCAAGACGCCGGCCAAGGCAGCCCTGAGCGAGGACAAAATCCACGAGTTCGTGCGCCACCTCAAGAACGACCGCAAGGTCACCGGCTCGACGATCAATCGCTACCTGTCGTCGATCTCGGTCCTGATCAAGTTCGCCCGCGTCGAGCGGCCAGAGCTGAAGTATCAGGAGAAGGGTCCGAGCCGGCTCCGCTACTTCACCGAGGAGGAGGTCGCGCTTGTCATCCAGACCCTCACGCTGTGGGGCAAGCTTGCCGAGCGGGACCTGTTCATCTTCCTGATCGACACCGGCGCTCGTCCGTACTCGGAAGGCACCTCGTCGCGCTGGTCTCAATTCCGCGACCGCACGGTCACCTTCGGGGAGCTTCAGCTCACCAAGACGGGCAAGGCCAGGACGATCCCGCTGACCACTCGGGCGCTCGAAGCTGTCGCTCGCCAGAAGGCTCTCAAGGGCAACCACGAGGGACCATGGACCGACATCACCGAGTGGCAGATGATCGAGCTGTGGCGCAACGTCCGTGGCCACCTCCCGCAGCTCAGCGACACCGTGGTCTACACCTGTCGGCACACCTGTGCGTCGTGGCAAGTGCAGCGCGGCGTCGACCTCCTGCGCGTCAAGGAATGGATGGGGCATAACTCCTACCAGACCACGCTGGGATACGCTCACCTCGCGCCGAAGCACCTCATGGACAACCTCGCTGTCCTCGAAGGTGGCGCTGGTCCGAACCTTCGGATCGTGAGTTAGAGGCACCTCGGGGTCGCGCCCTGAGCGACGAGTGAAATCGTGACAGGCGGGGAGAGACCCGCACAAGATTTGACTGCATCCCCACCATGTGGGACACCGACGAACCGCGTGGGGAATGTGTGGGAAATCTCCCACGTTTCTCCCTCATGTGGGAGGCGAAAGCCCAGCGGACGTGGTGGAAATGGCAGACACAAGGGACTTAAAAACCACTGCAATTCCCTTGCACCCACGCAACGAACCCCTCAACGCCTTATAATTCCCCGGTCTGCGCCGGGGTTTGGCATTTCAAAACCAATCGCTCCACTAACGCAACGGATTGTGTGGGAAACACGCCGTTGTGGGAATTTCTGTGGGGAAGCACCCACCAAAGGAGAACAAACGTGAACGCACTCTCGACCTTCAACTTCAACACCTCGGCCATCCGCGTGGTGACCATCGACGGCAACCCGTGGTTCGTGGCGTCGGACGTGTGTCGCGTCCTGGGCTTCAAGAACCCCACCGTCTCTCTCAAAGCGCTCGATGCCGATGAGAGGGCTAAGACAGACTTAGGCCCCATCGCTCCGACAGCGAACATCATCTCCGAGAGCGGCCTCTACAAACTGGTCATGCGGTCGGACAAGCCGCAGGCCAAACCGTTCCAAGACTGGGTCGCCAAGATCGTCCTGCCGGCCATCCGCAAGGACGGCGGCTACATCTTCGGCCAGGAGAACATGACGAGCGACGAGTTCGTCCGCGCCGCCAAGAAGTTCGCAGGGCGTAAGCCGCGCACCGTGGCCGCTGAGGGCACCCTCTGGTACTGCCTTCAGGACCTGATCCCGCCGTCGCTCCTGAAAGACTACAGCCGGGGAGCCTGCTGGACCCGCGCCTTCGTCCGCACAAACGCCCCCGAGGGTAGCGTGTCAAAGAGGCGCATGACGAACGCCGCAGGCTATCCGTCGCCCACGATAGTCGTGTCTGCAGACGCGCTGCCGACCGTCCTGACCTACATCACGGGGAAGATGAAAGGCATCGACTTCAGGGCCTCGTGGGCGAAGCTCCCCGAGCCGCTCCAGATGTCGGTCGCTGCCTGATGCCTCAGAACCGAATTGGCCTGCACGTCTTGTCCGAGGCGTGTGGCTACTCCTACGCCGAGCTGAAGCTGGCCTTTCACAAGATCATGATGAACACGCCCGACGCCGGTCAGGTCGCGATGGACCTCGCCGTCCACATGTCGCGCACCGAGCCAGACGTTTGGCACCTGAGGAGAATTGTTGATGCAGCACGACCACCTACTCCAGCGGCAGATCGAGCTGGAGATCGAGATGTCGGGCCTCGGGCGAGATCGCTACCTCACCCGCGTCCGCAAGAACGTTGACAAGGAGCGCGGCTATGAGACGGATACGGGGCGCTCGATCCTCGAAAGCGTGGTCGGTCCCGTCTCAGCGGGGATCACCCGATTTATCGAAGAGGTGTACTCGGGTCGTCCTGGGCCGCGCGCCACCGCCGCGAAGCTGATCAAGGACATGGACTACGACGTGGTCTCCTATCTCGCCTGCAGGGCCATCCTCGGGCGCATGATGAAGCCACGCTCGCCGGTCCTCCTCACGCTGGCCGTGGCGGTTGCCCGTGCGGTCGAGCTGGAGGCGCGCTTCACCGAGTTCCGCAACAAGGACAAGGATCGGTTCGACTACGAGCTGCGCAAGCTGTCCGACGACGGTGCGACAGAACAGCACAAGGCTGTGGTCCTCACCTTCGCCATGAGTAAGCACGGCATCCCGTGGGACCGCTGGAGCCGCGTCGAAATGATGCACCTCGGGATCAAGCTGATCGAGCTGTTCTGCGAGAACACCGGCCTTGCCATGATCCAGGCAGCCCACGAGGGTGGCGACAAGAATGCCCCCAAGGACCAGTACCTCGTCCACCTCACCGACCGCGCCATGGCGTGGATCGACCAGTCCCTCCGTGGTGGCGAGCATCTGTTCCCCGACTTCCTGCCGACGCTGATCCCGCCGAAGGATTGGACGGGCATGTCGGGTGGCGGCTATTACACCGAGCTGGATCGGCCCCTGCCGCTGGTCCGTAGGGCCAACAAGAAGCAGTTCGAGCTGCTGAAGCGGAAGCTGGCCGAGGCGCAGCACAAGTCTGCCCTGCTGAAGAACGTCAACGCCATCCAGCGGACGCCTTGGCAGATCAACCAGCCCATCCTCGACGTGATGGCCCAACTGGCTAAGTCCAAGGAAGGCATCGCCGGCCTCGTGCCCGGTGACAGCCCCAAGCCGGCAAGACCCGAGGGTGTCCCCGAAGACGCCAAGATCATCGACCTTCCGCCGCACCTCCAGCTCGCGTTCAGGGAATGGAAGTGGGCAGCCCGAGACGTCTACTCGCTCAACCTCCAGCTCCGTCAGGACAGGCTCCATCAGGAGACCCTGCTAGGGCTCGCTGAGCGGTTCCGTGGCGAGCGGGCGATCTACTTCCCCCACAACCTCGACTTCCGTGGCCGCGCCTATCCGGTGCCGCTGGTCCTGCACCCGCAGGGCAGTGACCCGGTGAAGGCCTTGCTGCGGTTTGCTGAGGGGAAGCCCCTTGGGCACGGCGGGGAGCGCTGGCTGGCCATCCATGGGGCGAACACGTTCGGGGTCGACAAGGTCTCGTTCGACGAGCGCGTGGCCTGGGTGGCTGACAACGCCTGGAACATCGTGCAGTGCGCAATGGACCCGTTCGAGAACCGTTGGTGGACCGAGGCTGACAAGCCGTGGTGCTTCCTCGCGTTCTGCTTCGAGTTCCACCGTGCCCAGTGTGAGGGTGAGGACTTCGTCTCGCACCTTCCCATCGCCCTCGACGGCTCCTGCAATGGGCTCCAGCACTTCTCTGCCATGCTCCTCGACAGTGTCGGCGGGCGGGCGGTGAACCTGATCCCGGCGCTGAAGCCGCAGGACATCTATCAGGTGGTCGCTGACCGTGTGATGGAACAACTGCGTCAAATCGTCTCCACTGAAGGGACGATTGCAGAAAGGGGACGATGGGCTCACGAATGGCTCACCATGGGGATCGACCGCAAGGTCACCAAGCGCCCGGTCATGGTGCTGCCCTACGGCGGGACGCCACGGTCGTGCCTGAAGTATGTCGACGAGGCGGTGAAGGCCAAAATCGCGGCAGGCTACAAGCACAACCTGGGCGACGAGCTGAAGAAGGCCATCGGGTTCCTCGCCAGCATCATCTGGGACAGCATCGGGGACGTGGTCATCGCCGCAAGGGAGGCCATGGGGTGGCTTCAAAAGACGGCCAGGGCGATGGGGAAGGACAACCTCCCAATCCACTGGACGACGCCCTCTGGCTTCGTGGCCTATCAAAGCTACGTCGACTTCAGCACCCGGCAGATCAGGACCCGCATCGCCGGCAAGATGGTCAAGCCTCGCATCTATGAGGAGACTGACCAGATCAACGCCGGCAAGCAGGCCACGTCGATCAGCCCGAACTACGTTCACTCCATGGACGCCTCGGCGCTGTTCCTCACGGTCGGGGAGCTGGTCGATCAGGGCATCACAGACTTCGCCATGATCCACGACAGCTATGGCACCCACGCCTGCAACACGACCAAGTTAGCCACGACCCTACGGGCAGTCTTCGTCCGCATGTATCAAGCCGATCCTCTCGCGGCGTTCCGTGACGAGGTCATTCAATCCAATCCCGGCATCGAGCTGGAAGAGCTGCCAAGCAAGGGAGACCTCGACCTCAACCAAATTCTCAAGTCCGACTTCTTCTTCGCCTAGTTCGTTGCACTGGCGGGAATATCCCTCCTGTGGCGAATACGGCCTCCACTAGCCCTACGAAACATTCATCGAAGGATTTCACATGAAGCAGAACATCACGATCCGCATGGGTGCTGCCCATCAGGACATCACCGTGGGCAACGTCAACATCGACCTTGCTGCCGCCTCCAAGACGGATCGATACGAGGTTCGCAAGAGCCTGATCGAGGGCCTGAAGGGCAACGGCTACTTCGGCAAGAAGGAACAGCGCAAGGCCACCTTCCGCAACCGGAGGGCTGCAGCTTGACCCTGGGCCTCTGGCTTCTGACTGCCCAGATCGTCCTCTGCCTCCTGTCGCTGTGGCTCGCATGAGCAAAGGTCACGACTTCGCTGTCGCCCTGATCATTGCCCTGCTGGTCAACCTCCTGGCCATCGACGCAGGCGTCATCACCGCGATCTGGTGGTTCTTCTCATGAGCATTGAGGCAGCCACCTCGATCCTCGCGATCTCAATGATCCTCCTCTTCATCTACGCAAACTGGAAAGGCCCTGATGCCCAAGCTTAACCGTGACGTGCTGAACACGGCGACCCCTCGTGACGTCGCTATGGCAGCCATGACCGTCCTCGACCGACTGCAGGACTTCCGCCCCGAGATACAGATCATGGGCGCAGCCACAGTCTTCCTCACCCTCGCAGACCACCTCGGCATTCCTGCTCAGGAAGCCTTCACGGTCACCAAGAACCTGATCAACGGCGACGACGGCAAGCGAGCCGAGTTCCGTGGCATCGACGCATACATGAAAGGCGAACTGTAATGAGCATCTCCAAGGGCGATACCGTCCGTTGCATCAGGACCAACAGCAGCAGCAAGCTGGTCCTCGGCCAAGACTACACAGTCCTCGAAGTCAGAGGCAGCTACATTAGGCTCGTAGGGCTCTCGGGTTCCTATTACGCCTCGCGCTTCGAGCCGTCGACGAAGGCCAAGGCTGCCCCGTTTGGTCAGGTCCGCTCTGTCACCGTCAACAAGTCCGACATCCACGATGTTCTGACCCAGTACGTCCGCTTCGGCCTCGGCATCAACGCCACGGTCGAGAAGATCGTCGACAAGTTCCCCGAGGCTGTCGAGCTGGTCCTGAAGCACGAGGTGGCTGCCTGATGGACTTCCAGCCCTTCCCAAAGCTCACCCGGCTGGCCAAGTTCAGCCAGCACTGCACGATCACCGAGAAGATCGACGGCAGCAACGCCCAGGTCGTGATCCGTCAGGCTCAGGCCGACGACTACGAACATCCTCAGGTCGTCGCCGTGGTCGATGGTCACTCGATCCGCGCCGGCTCCCGCAGCCGCTGGATCACACCCGGCAAGGAGACCGACAACTTCGGCTTCGCTGGCTGGGTACAGGACAACGCCGTCGAGCTGGCGAAGCTCGGTGCCGGCCAGCACTTCGGTGAATGGTACGGCGGCAAAATTCAGTGCGGCTACGGTCGCGCCGAGAAGCGCTTCGCCCTGTTCAATACCGACCGCTGGGGCGATCACAACCCGAACACGCCGGCTTGCTGCGAAGTGGTGCCGGTCCTCTACAAGGGCGCGTACTCCGATGCAGTGGCCGAAGCTGCCATGGATCACCTCGCTGAGAACGGCTCCGTCTTGGTGCCCGGGTTCACGAACCCCGAGGGCATCATCGTCTACCTCCGTGGCCCGAAGCTCCTCCTTAAGAAGACCTTCGAGTACGACGGCGGGAAATGGACGGCAGTAGCATGAGCCACCTGACCCTCGCCAAACTCCTCTGGAAGCGCGGTCAGCCGCTGCCGGTCGATCTCTACATCAAGCTGACCGATCAAGGCTTCGACGTCGAAGCACTCGAACGCCACTACTCCGCTTAAACCCCTCCACTCACGAGATAATTGCACATGGCATCTGACAAGAAGAAATCCGCTCCCTCCTTCACCACCCCCCGCGTCGTCTTCGTTTACCCGAAGGTGACCGAGCCCGACTACGGCAACAAGGACTTCCCGAAACCGGACGGCGAATACAGCGTCAAGGGCAAGATGTCCCTGGCTGCGCTGGAAGAGTTCGCCTCCCGCAAGAACAAAGACGGCGTCACCCTCAACGACCTCTACGAGGAAGCCCGCCGCAATGCCGAGAAGGCGTTCTCCGAGCTGGCCGTCAAGACCCGCAAGGAGTTCGAGAAGAAGGGCGTCACCGGCCCGGTCATGAACTCGCTGTTCGAGACCCTCTACGACAAGGACACCGAGGAAGAGACCGGCGAGGTCTGCCTCAAGTTCACCAAGAAGGCCTCGGGCACGTTCAAGAAGGGTCCGCGCGAAGGCAAGAAGTGGGCATCGTCGCCCGACATCTATGACGCTCGCGGCAAGAAGATGGTCGGCAAGCTCCCCAACATCTGGGGCGGTTCGGAAGGCAAGATTTCGTTCTCGGTCGGCACCGACAAGGACGGCAACATCGGCTACTTCATCCCTGGCACCGCCGCCGCTGGCATCAAGCTGCAGTTGAACGGCGTCCAGGTCATCGAGCTGGTCTCGAACGGCTCCCGCTCCGCTGACAGCCACGGCTTCGGTGAAGAGGAAGGCTACGGCTACGACCCGAGCGAGTTCGCTGAGGAAGAGGAAGGCCAGGACAAGTCCGACGCCGGCTCGACCGAAGGCGGCAAGTCTGCAGGCGAAGAAGACTTCTAAGCCTTGGCACGACGCACGTTCCCTAAGCGGACCTCGACGCGGCAGATCGCTGTCGCCAAGGGGTTCCGCTCGGGGCTCGAAGATAAGGTGGCAGGGGAATTGGACCTCGCGTCCGTCCCCTACACCTACGAGAGCTTCAAGATCACCTACGAGGTTCCTGCCCGACTGGCGAAGTACACACCGGACTTCCGCCTGCTCGGCAACGGCATCATCGTGGAGACCAAGGGGCAGTTCGTTACAGCGGATCGCCAGAAGCACCGGCTGATCAAAGAGCAGAACCCGAACCTCGACATCCGGTTCGTCTTCAGCCGCTCAGGCACCCGCATCTCCAAGCAGTCCCAGACCACCTACGCCATGTGGTGCGAAACCCAAGGCTTCCTCTACGCGGACAAGTCAATCCCCCAAGCATGGATCGACGAGCCACCGACTTCCGGTCGCGTGGAGGCACTGAACGCAATCCTCAACTCCCAATCAAAGGTCAAGAAATGAGCATCCTCTCCACCGTCATCAACTTCATCAAGCGCACTCCCTCGACCGCCAAGGCCGTCGCCGGCTTCAACAAGGCCATCGCTGAGCTGGAGAACGTGGTCGCCCATCACAACGTCAAGGCCGAGCTGCTCGACGCCCAGATCGCCGTGAAGGTCGCCGCCCAGGTTGCCGCGAAGGAAGCTGCCGCTGACGCCGACAAGATCGCCAAGCGCATCCGCAAGCTGGTCGCCTGATCATGAAGGCTGCCATCATCTTCCAGCTCACCCTGATCATCGCCGCGCTCGCCGGCTGGGTCATGAACCTGATCGCCGTCATCCACCTCGCCACGGCTGACGCCCCGCTGACCACCATGGGCATCATCCGCATCGTCGGCATCCCGGTCGGGGTCATCGGCGCGGTCCTCGGCTGGTTCTGATTGGAACACGATAGCAAGGGTTGGACGGGCCGCGAGGCTCGTTCAACTCCCTATCCGTCGGTCACCGAGCTGATCGACAAGTACCTTCCGCGCAAGACCCAGAACGAGGTCTACGCGATGTCTCGGGTCTACGAGGCCCGGATCACCGACCTGATGCGGACCATCCACGACTATCACCTCCGCTGCGAGGCGATGGGCAAGCACATGGATGGCATGGAGAAGGAGTTCTACAGCCGGGTCGCATGGCCGGTCAGCCATGGCACCTTCGAAAGCGCTGCCGAACGCTCTCCCTATGAGATGACGCAGACGTACCAAGTCACATGGCGTCCAGATACGTTCAAGTGTCGGTACGTCATGAGGGACGGCGACCTGATCAACCAGCAGGATCATCCTCACCTCTTCGAGATGGTCTGCCGGCAGTTCGAGGAACACATCACCCGAACGCTGATCCCGAAGCTTCGGCAAGAGTTCGCCAAGCTCTACCCGTTGAGCCGCCGATGAAGGCGATCCTCAGGGGCATCATCGGAACCTGGGCGCTGATCTTAGCCATCGTCGCCTTCGTCGCTCTAGGCAACTACAGCGGCCTCGCGGCATTCGTCGTCGGGATCACGCTCGTCGGTGCCGCCGTAGGTATGGCAACCGAATGACCGACGTCGAGACCTACCGGCAGGAGGCAACCCGCGCCTTCCTCGAACGGTGGGAACGGATGAGCCCTCAAGAGCGGGCCGCATACATCCGTCTCACCTCCCAACTCCAACAGTTCCAGAACAACCCACCGCAAGGATGAATGCACGAAACCGACAGTGAGTTTCTGCGCAAGGAGCCGTGCCCAAAGTGCGGTTCCCGCGACAATCTCGCCCGGTACACGGACGGCCACGCCTACTGCTTTGGCTGCCGTCACCACGAACCCGGAGACAGCAATTTGACAGACCAGACCGAGGCTGCAGAGCCACGGACAAACGACTTCGTTCCTCTCGGGGAGCCCGCAGATTGGGCAAGCCGAGGCATCAATCTCGAAAGCGCGCAGAAGTGGGGCTTCACCCGTTCGACCCTGAATGGTGATCCCGTCCGCTTGTTCAACTACCGAAACAGCGCGCAGCAACTGGTCTGGCAGAAGATCAGGTTCGCCGGCAAGGACTTCAGGTCCAAGGGCCACAAGGACGATATGTGCCTCTACGGCCAGTGGCTGTGGCGGGACGGCGGCAAGCGTGTCGTCATCGTCGAAGGCGAGCTGGACGCGATCTCGCTCAGCCAGATGCAGGGTCACAAGTGGCCTGTCGTCTCGATCCCCAACGGTTGCGACGGCGCGGCCAAGGCTCTCCGCAAGAACCTCCAATGGCTGGAGCAGTTCGAGGAGATCGTCCTCATGTTCGACGGTGACGATCCCGGCCAGAAGGCAGTCGACGAATGCAAGCTGATCCCGTTCACACCGGGCAAGCTGAAGATCGCCTCGCTGCCCCTCAAGGACGCCAACGAGATGCTCATGGCGGGCCGCATCAAGGAGACCATCGACGCCATCTGGGGTGCCAAGGTCTACCGCCCTGACGGTCTCGTCGGGGTGTCGGACATCATGGGCGAGCTGCTCAAGCCGGTCACCTTCGGGCTGCCCTGGTGCTTCGAGGAGCTGACCAAGCTCACCTACGGTCGGCGCGACGGCGAGGTCTATGGCTTCGGCGCAGGCACCGGCATCGGCAAGACGGACTTCCTGATGCAGCAGATCGCGTTCGACGTGGTCGAGCTGAAGCAGACGGTCGGGGCAATCTTCCTCGAACAGAAGCCTGTCGAGACCGCTAAGCGCGTGGCCGGCAAGATCGCTGGCAGGATGTTCCACGTTCCCGATGGGGGCTGGACAGCCGACGAGCTGACGCGGGCAGCCCAAGAGTTGGACGGGAAGGTCTTCTTCTACGACAACTTCGGGCAGACCGATTGGGAGCTGGTCAAGGGGCACATCCGCTACATGGTGGTGAGCCTCGGCATCAAGCTGATCTACCTCGACCACCTGACGGCCCTCGGTGAAGACGCCGAAGAGCTGGGCCTGATCATGAAGGAAATGGCCGGCCTCGCAAACGAGCTGGGCTGCATCATCCACTTCGTCAGCCACCTCGCGACACCCGATGGGAAACCTCACGAGGAAGGCGGGCGCGTCATGATCCGTCACTTCAGGGGCTCCCGAGCGATCGGCTTCTGGTCCTTCTTCATGTTCGGCATGGAGCGCGACCAGCAGAACGAAGACCCCATCATCGCCACGACGACGATCTTCCGCATCCTCAAGGATCGGTACACGGGTCGCTCGACCGGCAAGACCATCAACCTCGGGTTCCATTCGGAGACCGGACGCCTGTTCGTCCGCGACGATGACCCGTTCAAGGACAAGGACGCTGAAACGCATGGCTTCTCGAACGAAGCAGCCGACGACGAAACGCCGTTCTAACCTCGGCTTCTGGGTGGCCTTCGGGTTCATCCTTTGGGCCGCACTGCTTCCAGCCCCAGCGCCGGCAGCAGAGAAAGCACCAGCCCGCCAGCCCGGTAACGAATGCCGGGTCGACGTGAACCCGATGGGCACCAAGGAGGTGTTCCTGCTGCCCTGCTCCAAGGTCGAACCAAGCGCCTACCCGATGGTGTGGTTCTGGGAGGGCCAGGAAGTCTGACCTTCGACCATACCAACGAGAACATCCCCTCAGCGCTGATCATTCGGCGCGAGGGTTCCCGCCTAATCCTCCAAGGCAGAACTGCCACCATCGTCCTGTTCGCGGAAGCGTGGAGGGACGTGGTCGGAGCAATTCAAGAGGTAATGAATGGAATACCAGATCATCCACAACCTGACGCAGCTCCTCCTCGCTGAGAAGGAAGAGAAGCGCCAACTCTACAACCGCTACAAGCAACTGGAGCGGCACAAGGACGACCTCGCCGGCATGGTCATGATGGCCCAGGCCGACAAGCAGAGCGTCAAGGTCCTGACCGAAGAGAACGCCAACCTCGACAAGATGGTGGCCAAGCTCCTCGACGAGAACATGGCGCTGCGTCTCACCACCTGATGAGTTCGACCACCCTCGTCTTCGACATCGAGACGAACGGACTGATCCCAGAGATGACCACGATCCATTCGCTGGTCATCAAGAACGCCGACACCGGCCAAGTCTGGTCCTGCTGCAAGGAATACGTCGGGGACACCGGCAACTCCATCGCCTTCGGGCTGGGGCTCCTGCAGGACGCAGACGTCATCGTCGGCCACAACATCCAAGACTTCGACATCCCGGCCATCCAGAAGCTCTACCCGACCTTCAAGCCGAAGGGAAAGGTCAGAGACACCATCATCATGTCCCGCCTCATGTACGCGGACATGAAGGACGCCGACTTCCGGCAAGAGAAGCGCCTCGGCATGGGGCGTTGGATCAAGAAGCACCTGTTCGCTCGGCACTCGCTGGAAAGCTGGGGCCAGCGCATGGGCATCTGGAAGGGTGACTACGGCGAGATCAAGAAGGCCGAGGCAAAGGCCAAGGGTCTCACCGGCCAGGAAGCAGTCGACTACGTCTGGGGCCACTGGTCCAAAGACATGCAGGACTACTGCGAGCAGGACGTCGAGGTCACCGACAGGCTCTGGCAAAAGCTGATCAAGAAGGGGTTCTCGGAAGAGAGCATCCAGCTCGAACATGACGTGCGCCGTATCGTGGCCCGTCAGGAGGCCTATGGGTTCGCCCTCGATCTCCGCAAGGTGCAGGACCTTCACGGCACCCTGGCTCAGCGCAAGGCTGATCTGGAGAAGGCACTGCAGGCCGAGTTCAAGCCTTGGTTCCGCAACCTCGGCCCGAAGACGCCAACCATCGACCGATCCGTCCAACAGAAGCATCTCAAGCCGGTTGGCTATGAGACGAACAAGAAGGGCGAGTTCAAGCTCGACAAGGAAGGCAACCGCAAGCCGATCTATCCGAAGATCCATTATTCGACGGATGCGCCTTACACCGACGTCAAGCTGGTGCCCTTCAATCCGGGTTCGCGGCAGGACGTCGCTGATCGGATGCGCAAGCTGTTCGGTTGGAGGCCCACGGAGTTCACCTCCGATGGTCACCCGAAGGTCGACGACGAGACGCTCAAGGGTCTCACCTATCCGTCAGCCAAGGTCCTCTGCGAGTACTTCGTCGTTCAGAAGCGCATCGGCCAAGTCGCGGAAGGCAAAGAGGCCTGGCTGCGGCATGTGGTCAACGGTCGGGTCCACGGCAAGGTAGCCACCAACGGCGCGGTCACGGGTCGCATGACCCACTCCAAGCCGAACATGGCCCAGGTCCCCGGCATCTACGACAAGAAGACCGGCGAGAAGTTGCCATACGGCTTCGAGTGTCGGGAATGCTGGACGGTTGGCAAAGGCAAGAAGCTCGTTGGCTGCGACGCGGATGCGTTGGAGCTGCGTGATCTGGCCGGCTACATGGCTGCCTACGACGGCGGCGCGTACATCAAGACCGTCCTCGAAGGCAACAAGGCCAACGGCACCGACATGCACACCATCAACGCGAAAGCGCTGGGGTGCAGCAGAGACGTCGCCAAGGTCTGGTTCTACGCCTTCATCTACGGATCGGGCGACGAGAACCTGGGCAACATCCTCGGGATCACCTCGTCCAAGGCCAAGGCTATCGCAGCCGGCAAGCTGTCACGTCAGAAGTTCCTCGCGGCGCTTCCGGCTCTCGGCAAGCTGTCGGAGGCAGTCCAGCGCAAGGCCAAGACCCAAGGCTGGATCAAAGGGCTCGACGGTCGCATCCTCATGGTGCGCTCGGCACACGCTTCACTGAACACGCTCCTGCAGTCCGCTGGTGCCATCCAGATGAAGCGCGCTCTGGTGATCCTCGACAACAACCTTCAGGCGCTCGGGCTGGTCCCAGGCGTCCATTACGAGTTCGTCGTGAATGTCCATGACGAGTGGCAGATCGAGGTCGATGAAGACAAAGCAGAGCTGGTGGGGAAGGAAGCGCAAGACGCGATCCGACTTGCTGGCGAGTACTACAAGTTCCGCTGCCCACTCGCCGGTAATTCCGTCGTGGGAGCGAACTGGGCCGAGACACACTAAGGCCCCTCAGAACGCACCGGGTTTCGTCTACATCATGGCGAACCCGGCGTGGCCTGGGCGAAGCAAGGCTGGCTTCGCGAAGGACCTTAAGAACCGCATCCGTCAGGCCAACACCAACGACCCTGACCGTGCCTACTACTTCCATGAAACGAGGAGATTTGATGATCGGAAACAAGCTGAAGCAGTTCTTCACGAGCTGCTGGCTGGCTATCGCATCGCCGGCACCGAGTGGTTCGAGCTACATCCAGACGATGCAGCCGGTATGCTACGGGGGCTCCATCGCCGGGTTGCTGCAGAAGGCAGACCGAGAGGCGATGCAGGAAGTCCTGACGAATAAATACGGCATCAGGGAAATCGACTGATGCGGTTCGTCATCAAGATCGCCCCGACCGGCGAGTATGTGGCCGGCGAGAGCTGGTGGAACAAGCGCCCGGTCACTGACATCCACGAGGCCAAGCTCTACCACCGCAAGGGGCAGGCTCAGGCCATCGTCAACCAATGGTCCGAGCGCGGCTATCACAAGTGGACCCACGGACAGCTCGTCGTGGTGCCCGTCACAATCACTGAGGAGAACAATTGAGAACACTGCTGATCGACGGGGACATCCTCGTCGTTTCAACTGGAGCTGCCCTTGAGGTCGAGACCGACTGGGGCGACGATGAGTGGACCCTGACGTGCGACGTCGGGGAAGTTAAGGACACCATCCTCCAAACCGTCCGCCGCCTCGAACGGGACCTCGACGCCGACGCTTCGGTGATCACCCTGTCGAAGGGCACCACCTTCCGCCACGAACTCTACCACGGCTACAAGAAGGGACGCTCCCGCAAGCCCGTTGGAACCAATGAGGTCAAGCGCTGGCTCATCGAAGAGCATGGCGCGAAATACAAGCCAGGGATCGAGGCCGACGATGTCATGGGCATCCTCGCGACCAACCCTCGGCTGATCAAAGGCGAGAAGATCATCGTGTCCCAGGACAAGGACATGCTGACGATCCCCGGCCTGATCTACCGCAATGGTGAGGTCATTACGGTGACGCCTGAAGAGGCCGAGCTGAACTGGCTCACGCAGACCCTGACGGGTGACACCACGGACGGTTATCCGGGTTGCCCTGGCATGGGTCCGGTGACGGCCAAGGACGCTCTCGTAAGGCGCATCGGGCTGGAAAGCTACGAACACACCATCGAGCGCGGCAAGCGCAAGGGTGAGACCGAGACCCGCTGGAAAGAGATCGCCGTCCCCACGCTTTGGGATGTCGTCCTCCACCAGTTCGCTCGTGCCGGCCTGACCGCTGACGACGCACTCCTGCAGGCTCGTCTGGCCCGCATCCTCCACAACGACGACTACGACCACGCAAAGAAGGAACCGATCCTCTGGACACCGTGAAACCTACTCTCTACCTCGATCTCGACGGCGTTCTCGCCAACTTCGACCTCGGCGCTGGCGTCATCCTCGGCACCGACAACATCTACAAGTGGGAGTTCATCCACGGCCCCGAGGCCTTCTGGGACCAGCTCAACGCTTACCCGAACTTCTTCGGCAGCCTTCCCCTGATGACCGACGCCAGAGAGCTTTGGGCTGGCGTCAGGGCAGCCAAGCCTGTCATCCTCACGGCGCTTCCGAAGGTTGACGCTGACGAGGTCGAGCGACAGAAGCGGGCCTGGGTCAAGCACCACCTCGGTGCGGACGTTCAGGTGATCTGCTGCCAGACCAAGGACAAGCCCCAGTTCTGCTCGCCGGGTGACGTGCTGGTCGATGACCGGGCCGTCAACAAGGAAGCCTGGGAGAAGCTGGGCGGTCACTACGTCGTCCACACCTACGCTGCCAAGTCCGTGCAGCTCCTCAAGGCCATCGGCATCGTCTGATGGCTGACCGTCTGATCGCCTTGTCGGGGCCTGCGGGTTCCGGCAAGTCGGTAGCAGGATCACACCTCGCGGACACCCACGGGTTCACCGCAGTGAAGTTCGCCGGTCCCCTCAAGGACATGGTGCGGGCATTCTACCGGGCAGCCGGCTTGACCGACGAGGTCGAGATCGAGCGTCGGATCGAGGGGGACCTGAAAGAGGAACCCTGCCGCTACCTCAACGGCTGCACCCCGCGTCACGCAATGCAGACCCTTGGGACCGAGTGGGGCCGCATCTGCATGGGCCAGAACTTCTGGATCAACGCATGGGCTCGCAAGGTCGACAGCATCGCCGGCCCGGTGGTCACCGACGACTGCCGGTTCGACAATGAGGCCGAGACGGTTCGGGCCATCGGCGGTGACGTCGTCAGGCTCAAGCCAAAGGTTCACCGCAGGAAGACTTCGAGCCACGCCGCAGAGGCCGGCATCGGGGAAGATTGGGTGACACACACGGTCAAGAACGACGGAAGCATCGACGATCTACGTGACAAGCTCAGTGAAGTGGTCGGGTGAATAAGGCCTCCACTAGCACTACGGAGGGGTTTCTCGCTCCTCCGGCAGTCACGCGGGAACTGCTGGCGTACCTGAGACAGGTATTTCCAGACAAGCTCCCCGACATTGATATTTCCGACCGTGAGCTTGGGGCTTTGATCGGACGCCAGCGAGTGATCACTCACATCGCTTCTATGCTCCTCAACCAGGAAGAAGACCTCCTCGCAAATGTGCTCAAAGCCAAAGATTGAGAAGGCCGACCCAGTCGCTCCTCCTCCGCCCCCGGCCAATGACAAGCCTCTGGCCCCTGTCTTGAACGAAACATCCCGCCTCGCCAATCAGGAAGGCGCGAACGCAAACGCTGCCCGACGTGGCCGCAAATCACTGACGATCCCGCTGGCCAGAACTGGCGGGTCCGGCATCAACATTCCGCAGTAACCCTTGGCCGACGTTAAGATTACCATCTCAGCGAAGGCTCTCTACGAACAGCTTGTCACCGACAGAGACCCGTATCTTAAGCGGGCTCGTCGGGCGGCTGAACTCACGGTCCCCTACCTGTTCCCCAAAGAGGGCACTACAGGGGCCGCTGATTTCGTTGAGCCTAACCAAGGTCTAGGCGCTCGCGGTCTCAGGTTCCTCGCTTCCAAGCTGAGCCAGAGCCTGTTCCCGATCAACGCGCCTTTCTTCAAATACGAAATCGACGACATCGCCCTTCAGGACCTGACCAAGGCCGACGACAAAAGGGGTGAGATCGAGAAGGCACTCAGCGCCCGCGAACGTGCGGTTCTGTCTGAGATGAACGGTTCCATGTTCCGGCCCGTCGCCTTTGAAGCCTGCCGTCAGCTCGTGCTGGCTGGCAACTACATGATCTTCATCCCGAAGAAGGGCAAGCCGCGTGGCTTCCGCCTGTCGTCTTACGTGGTCAATCGTGACCCGTCTGGCAACGTCCTCGACATCGTCATCAAAGAGCAAGTCGCTCGCGCTGCTCTGTCCGAGGACATCAAGTCCAAGATCGCAAGCTCCGATGTTGCCGATAGCGACAAGGAAGCGACGGTCGACGTCTACACGCTCATCACGCTCGATGACGCCTCCAGTCAGTACATCGTGGTCCAAGAGATCGACGGTGTGCAGATCGACGGCGAATACTCGGGCTCGTACCCCAAAGACAAGCTGCCCTGGCTGCCCCTGCGTTTCACCTATGTGGAAGGCGAGGACTACGGTCGCGGCTTCGTTGACGAGTACATTGGCGACCTGAACTCCCTCGACGTCCTGACCGAAGCACTCCGGGACGGCACCGTGCAAGGTGCGAAGGTTGTCTGGATCGTGTCCCCCAACTCGACCGTCCGCGTCGAGAAGCTGTCGAAGGCCGAGAACGGCGCATTCGTCCAGGGCGACATCAACATGATCCAGCCCCTCAGGCTCGACAAGCAGGCCGACTTCGCGGTGGCCGAAAGGTTCATCCAGCAGCTCACCGAACGGCTCTCCTTCGCGTTCCTCCTCAACACCTCCGTTCAGCGGAAGGGTGAGAGGGTCACGGCGGAAGAGATTCGGTACATGGCCGGCGAACTCGATCAGGGTCTCGGCGGTGTCTACTCGCTGCTCGCTGAAGAGTTCCAGCTCCCCGTCGCCCGTCTCTTTGAGGCGCGCATGGAGTTCGTTCGCAAGGTGGCTCCGCTCCCCAAGGAGATCACCTCCACGACCATCGTTACGGGCCTCGACGCCCTTGGTCGCGGCAACGATTTGCAGAACCTCGACAGCTTCCTGGCCGGCGCAGCCCAGCTCGGTGGTCCCGAAACCATCGCTCGCTACGTCAATCTCGGTGAGTACTTCAAGCGCCGTGGTGCCGCTCTCGGCATCGACATGGGTGGCCTGATCCGCACCGACGAAGAAATCCAGGCAGCCGATCAAGCCGCTCAACAGCAGGCCATGATCCAGCAGCTCGGCCCTCAAGCCATCTCCCAAATGGGTGGCATGATGAAAGAGGGCATGAAACAGGACGCCCAACCCCAAGCCACGACAGGAGAACAGAATGGCTGATGAAACGATCCCCGAAGTGGTGACCCCCGAGGTCGCCGCAGAGAAACCCAAGGCTGCCCCGAAAGGCAAAGCCAAAGACAAGGCCCCGGTGAACCATGAGGTTCTCCTGAGCGGCAACGTACTGGTGACGCATTGAGCGTTGAAACCGTACAGGTCCAGACCGTAGCACCGTCCGCTGAGGAAAGTGCTGCGGCCCTGGCTGCTGCTGCCGCTACCGCCCCGACAAACGAGGCTGAGGCCCGCGCCAAGATCGAAGCTGAGAAAGCCGCTGCGGCTGCCCCGGCTCGTCCCGAATGGCTCGATGCCAAGTTCCAGTCTCCCGAGGACATGGCGAAAGCCTACGCCGAGCTGGAGAAGAAGCTGGGCGCTGCCAAGGAAGAGCCGAAGCCTGACGCCGAGAAGACTGCCGAACAGATCGCCAAGGAAGCTGCCGACAAGGCCGCTGCTGAAGCCAAGGACAAGGAGCCCCCGAAGGCCTCTGAAGTCGTTGCTGATCTGAACGCCAAGTTCCTCGCTCAGGACGGCAAGCTGACTGACGCCGACTACGCCGCAGCCGAGGCCATTGGTCACGACCGCGCAACTGTCGACGCCTTCATCGCCGGCCAGCAGGCTCTTGCCGAAGTGGCAACGCAGCGCATCACCTCCGCAGCCGGTGGCAAGGAAAGCATGGACCGCATGTTCGCATGGGCGTCCACCTCCATCCCGGCAGCCGAGATCGAGACCTTCAACAAGGCCTTCGAGGGCGCTGACGTCAATTCCGCGGTGGTCGCCATGGAACAGCTCAAGGCCAAGTACGAGGCTGCCAACGGGAAAGAACCGACGCTCGTCGCCGGCAAGCCCGGTGCCAACGCTTCGGACGTGTTCTCAAGCTGGGCTCAGGTGCAGGCAGCGATGTCTGACGAACGCTACGGCAAAGACCACGCATACCGGACCACGGTCGAGCAGAAGCTCGCTCGGTCCAACAACATCCGATAAGTGACACGGCCTCCACCTCTGCATCGCAAGTGGGGGCCTTCACTCGTTTCAAAGGACATCATGAACCGCCCAGCATTCTTCGCTGCGGTGCGCTCTGCATTTGGCCCTCTGGCTGCCACTCAGGTGGCCGGCTTCACGCTGATCCTCGACCAAGCCGAGAAGGTGAAGACGCCGCTCGACCGCCTCACGTACATGCTCGCGACGACCTACTGGGAAACCGGCAGGACGATGCAGCCCGTGGCCGAGGCCAACTGGGTCAAGAACGCTGAGGCATGGCGCAAGACGCACCTCCGATACTGGCCTTTCTACGGTCGTGGCTACGTCCAGTTGACGTGGGACTACAACTACAAGAAGGCATCCGATTATTTCCGCACGGTCCTCGGGATCAACGTGGACTTCGTCAAGAACCCCGAGCTGGTCATGCGCCCCGAGTACGCGGTCATCATCCTGTTCGTCGGCATGGAGCAAGGCTGGTTCACCGGCAAGAAGCTCGCTGACTACATGGACGGCATCGACGAGGGTGACGTGGAAGACATGCGCGAGATGGTCGAAGCCCGTCGCATCATCAACGGTGTCGACAAGAAGGTTGAGATCGCCAAGATCGGCCTCGTGTTCGAGAAGGCTCTCCGCACCTCGGGCTACGGCAAGTGACCGTCAAGTCCAGCAGGCGCACCTCTAAGATGTTCCTCCTGGGCAACACATTCCTCGCCTGGGGGCTCGCCTTCTACAGCCTCTACACCAACCAAGGGACAGCCGCAGTGGCATCCTCGCTGGCCCTGATCGGTTCCCTCTACGGAGCCTATGTCGGTGTCGGCCACATGGATTACCGCCGCTTCCTGAACTTCTTCAACGGACAGGAGACAGGCCTATCATACCCAGGGTCTATGCCTACCTCGCCGGATTGCTTGCCGTCCTCGCCCTCGTTGGCGTGATCTACGGTAAAGGCCGGCTTGACGCCAAACACGCAGCCGAAACGGCGCTCCTGAAGGGAAACCTGAAGGTCGCAGAGCTGAACCTCAAGAACGAGAAGGACGCCCGTCAGGGTGACGCCATTCTTGCCACCGAAGCTGCCAAACGACAGGCAGCCCTCACACACAAGATTGACGAGCTGGATGCCTATGTGGACACGCTTCAAGATCGCGATAGCGTCTGCCTTAGTGGCACTGACACTGAGCGGTTGCGCGACCTCTGGAAATAGGATCGTCGCTCCCACCTACCCAGAGCTGCCCGCCGACTTGCGGGTTTGCTTCAGCACCCAGGTTGCCCCACCGGCAGCCGGCGTGATGACCAAGAAGCGAGTGATCTTCCTGATCGCTGCGCTGAAGAAATCGGAGACCGAGAAGACCGACTGTGGCAAGCGCCTCATCGCCTTCTACGACAGCGTCTCCCACTGAGCGCGCCCGTTACCGAGGCCGGTAAGTATCGGAACGTATGCCCCACGCACGGGGTTGGGGGACGCCTGCGGCGCTAACCACGAGGGTTCAATCCCCTCGGTCCCCGTCACCTACTCCCCGTCCTGTTCTGACAGATCACACCCCTCTTTAGGCGGTGATCAAGGAACCAAGGAAGTCTCACCAGAAGACAACTTGTGACCCGCCAACCGCACCTGAGGGTGTGGAAGCCGGATAATCCCAATGAAGCTTCCAGTGCTGCTCCGAGGTCCGCGCAAACCTCAGAACAAACACGGGAAATACACAACATGGCCAATGGTGGCATTGTTTCTAACCTCGGTCAGGCCAACGGCACTGGCGACGTCCAGGCTAACTTCGTCAAGGTTGCGACCGGCGAAATCCTGACTGCATTCACTCGCACTGTCGAGTTCGCGGACAAGCACATGGTCCGCAACATTTCGGAAGGCAAGTCCGCTTCCTTCCCGGTAACGGGTCGCACCTCGGGTGCCCGCTATCACACCCCGGGCGATCAGGTCCTGGGTACGGTCACCAAGTTCAACGAGCGCGTCATCACCATCGACGACCTCCTGCTGACCGACTACTTCACCGCCAACATCTACGAGGCGATGAACCACTTCGAGACCCGCTCGGAGATGACCAAGCAG